CTTTCTTAATCTCGGATCCTGAATATGTCTCTCCCTCTGAAGTTACAGCAAGATCAGTTATACCCAAATCGACACCGATCACCTTATTGGTCTCTATGGTATCGGGAGCTTCGGATTTGACTTGGATATCGATATAGTAACCCGATCTCTTCTTTACCAGCGTTGCCGACGTGGGTTTCTGACCTTTCAATAGGTTCCGCTGGTAATTCCCAATATCAAGGGGGATTCGTTCCCTACCGTGTAGAAGAGTCAATCCAACCTGCTCATCGGCTTCTCTGTACTGGAATATCCTCTGATCGTAGCTGATACTTGTTGGCTGAAACTCTTCGATTTTGTTCTTGCCTGCAGTTTTACGGTTCGACGCTACTCGTCTTATAGCCTGAATAGTTAAGTTCGCAGATAGTCCGAACGTCTCCCTTGCATCTTGGTAGATCAAGTACTGCATCTTAATCCCGCCCTTAACCTTCGGGTCGACGTTCTGATTGATCCAGGTGCAAGCGTCGGCAAAAACTACCAATGTCTCCTCGATAGATTCGACCTGCGAATCCGAGGGGGCGAGTTTGCACCGAACGGTTAATACCTGATCTACCATCAGATCAATATTGACTTTCAGCCTTAAAAATGTTTCGGTCGGTGGGGCAGAGGATTAGGTACGCCCTCCTCCCCACCCTAAAGGATGGGGACTCCGGGCTGCCACGAAGTTGAGGCATGATATTCTGATTAGGTGAAGGCGACGAGCTATCTTCGGCCCTTCGTATCCGTCCAGTCTCTCGATCTCGGCGATCGCATCCAGGACTTCGGCGAGGGATGTCATGGTCGCCTCCTATGGACCCCGCAGTATCCAGCCGCAGGCGACTTCGGCGCGTCTCCCTCTCTAGCCAGCCGCCGCAACCGTCGCAACTCCTCGATAGCCTCGTCGATCTGACAGGCGAGGATCAGCCTCTCATCCCGCGAGCCGTTTAGGACATCGTACCGGAGAGCCGTCTCCAGCCGGTCCTCGATCGGTCCTACAGATCTCATAGTTCCTCCGTCGGAGCCTCCTCCAGGGCGGCGCGGGCTTGGTCCGCCTGGTATCGGAATATCCCTACCAGGATCAGTTTCTTCGGCCCATCACAGGGACCGAAGAAATCCGCCATGCTTGCAAACGGTCGCAGCGCATCCTCCAGCGCGGCGATCCTCTCTCGGAGCCGCGAGACCCCGGCATCCAGCTCCTCGATACTCATGAGTAGTCCTCCTCGGACTCGCAGATGCAATAGAGGTCCTCCTCATCGAGGGCGCGGCCGCACGCGGGGCAATACCGGGTGCCCTCCCGCGCGGGTCGCATCTACCTCACCCTCCGGGCCGTCTCGGCGGCGATCTGATACACCCCGATCGTCGCCAGAATGCTATGGAGCGTCGCCTGAATCTGGCGGGGATCGCCCTCCTCCCGCTCCTCCATGATATCCAGCCAGTAGAGGCTGGAATCGATGCTGCGCCGCACCGCCGCCGGGATCCCCGGAGGGATCGCGGCCCGGACGTAAGCTACGTCTATTGCCATTTTTCAGTCCTCCTCTAAACCTTCTGTCAAGTCGTTTTCTTCTTCTGGCGATACTACCTTTCGTCCTCTGAGGCTTTTCTCCCTAGGAGCGCTTCCATACGGCATCCAGGGGTATAGAGGGCATTTGTGGACGCCACAGTCCACTCTTCCATCCCCATAATCAGACATGCAATCGGAGCATTTCGCCTCAATGGCCTGAGTGGGGGTGAGCTTCTTTCCTTGAAGGTGTCGCAACCTGAAGGTTGTACCTTTTCCGGTCATCAATGCTATAAACACCTTGTTACTACTTAAGCTTATCTACACAAGCTTTAAATAGTAATAGCGCCTCTTAGGATATGCTGGAGGGTTGCCAAGCCGGCCGGCCCTCCTTAGACCTTGGCCCCGAATCGACGAAGTCGGGGCCGAAACGCACCTGTCTGGAATCGCTGAAATACCCCTGCGAGATGGAAGGACTTCAGCATTGGGTTCGAATCCCATCAGGTGCTTTGGCTCGCGATCGGCGCGACGGGGAGCTACTCCCTCCACGCGAAGGCCCGGCTAGGTAGAGACTCGCCGGGACACCCCCTTCATCCGTCGCGCCGATCGCGGGCCGCCGCCGAGGCGATCCTGGCGGCATACATCGCGGCGCGGGCGGTGGGCTTGCACCCCTTCCATTGCTCTGGTAGAGATTCGCCCGCGATGCGATCCGGCGGCGGGGGATCGTGCCCCCGCCCAAATTCACAATGATGTAGGGCCATGAGATCCCTCCTTAGGCGGTCTCGGAGATGCCAACCGGGGCCGCCAGCACCTCTCTTCTGTTTCGAATAGGTATTTCAACCGAAAAGTATATATACTCATAGGTACTAGTAGGTATTGTAGGGCGCGAAGCCCCGAGAGGTGCAAAAACATGATACCAACCACGACAGAAACCCTGGATGCGATGATGAAGATCTGCGAGATCTCGCAGATGGCGATCAGAGAAATAGGAAAGATCGAGGGGAAGATGGGTACTGAGGAAGAACTCGTCGAGGTCATCGTGAGGAGATCGAAGGCGATCCTCCAGGCGATGCCTTACTTCCAGTTCGAGGACGACGAGATCGAGTCGCTGGATTCGAAGCTCTGCCACAGGCTGAACGAGATCGAAGGGGGCCAGTGAGCCCCCAGAGGAGATGAGAGAAGATGAATTTCGCAGAGAATATACTGGATACGGATATATATTATCTGCATACGTATGGTCTACTTCGAACCCTCAAGATGGTAAAGAACTTGAATCAACCATCGTATGCCGATCTCAGGAAGTATCTTGAATTGGATTCGATCGATGATCTGGTGGAGAAGTTGCGCCGCCTCTCTGATATGGGGGCAGTCGCACCCGTGAACTTTGCGGAGGTCAGAATCACCCATTATGGCGAGATCCTGATCGGTATTGCAGAAGGCAAGATTATATTTGAGGGGGCCCCCTGATGGCCATATACAAAGTTTTGAACCACGATGGCACACCTTGCCATGGTGGATCGGGCACGTGGGACCTTGGCGGCGGCTGGATGCCTCGAATTGATGGCATCGAGCCCTGTGAACGGGGTTACCACTTATGTGAAGGCGAGCTCCAGTTGGTCGAGTGGTTAGGCCCCTCGATCTGGGAAGCCGAGTGGCGAGGCGACCGGATAGATGCTGGCGACAAGATAGTAGTTTCGGAAGCCAGGTTAGTCCGGAAGCTGGCCACCTGGAACGATCGGACTGCAAGATTGTTCGCTTGCGACTGTGCGGCCCGGGTTCTTTTGATTTTCGAGTCCAAGTATCCGGGAGATTCTCGGCCCCGCGCCGCGATCGAGGTGTCACGTCGGTTCGCGGTAGGTGACGCGTCCCGGGCCGAACTCGACGCCGCCCGGGCTGCCAGGGATGCCGCCTGGGATGCCGCCTGGTATGCCGCCCGGGCTGCCAGGGATGCCGCCCGGGCTGCCGCCTGGTATGCCGCCAGGGATGCCGCCCGGGCTGCCGCCTGGGATGCCGCCCGGGCTGCCGCCTGGTATGCCGCCCGGGCTGCCGCCTGGTATGCCGCCTGGGATGCCGCCTGGGATGCCGCCTGGGATGCCGCCTGGTATGCCGCCTGGGATGCCGAACGCAAATGGCAAGCCGAACGGCTGGTACGATATCTGTTCGGGGAGGCCCCCTGATGCCATCCTCGCCGTATATAGAGGTCTCCCTGGAGACGCGGGCCCGGATCGGGGAGATCCGCCGCCGGGCTTCCGCCGCCGAGGGGCGGCAGGTGCATAATGATGAGATCGTCCGGCGGCTGATCGACGCGGCCGAGCGTGGACGGCTGGCGAGGGTGGCTTATGCAGATATCCGCCACCGATACCACGCGGCCATGAAAGACCTGGACGGGGCGATGCCTATCGATCATTTTGTGGCCCAACAGAATTACGCCGCCGGGCTGAAAGAAGCCCTCGATCTGATGGAGGGTAAGATCGCCGCCGAGGGGAAGATCACCGGCGCGGCGGAGCTCTTCGAGCATCCGAAGGGGATGCAGTTCACGGTCAGCATAGGCATCCCGGAGATACGGATCGCCGGGGCCGCCGATCCCGAAAGGGAGGCGCGGCGGGCGATGATCGAGTGGTTGGAGGAGCAGGGATGAGTCAAGGAGGCGACCTTTTCGCACCGTCTATTTTTATGGCCGTCCCCTCCAATAATATTGTGGCGCGAATCGGGCGGTCACATTTCCGGTCACATTCTTTTGTGCCGTTATCCTTAAATATCATTAATCCTATTAAGGGCTATGCAATCCGAATTGAAGCCGACGACGGCTAACCTACCTGATGTCCTCGTGAAAGAGATCGATGACATCGTGGCGGCATCGAGTAAGTATAGATCCCGAAGCCACTTTTTCCAGGTGGCGGCGGAACGCCTGGTGGCGGAAGAGGCGCGGGCCGGGGGCGCGTGAGGATGCGCTGCGAAGAATTTTATGAGAAATGGAAGAAGGCGGGCAACTTCTGTGAGAAACACCCAAGAACTGCAAGCCGTATCGAGAAGTTCCTCGATCTAATTGTGGTGGAATTGGATGAAGAACTCGCAAAAAGTGAAATATTCCAGGGCGGAAATGGACCAAATGGTCCGGTGATATCAGAGGGAGCGTCGCGCCCATTGATTTCGGAGACTGACCCAGACGTGAGATACGAAGCTATCCATCAAATTGTAAAGGTGGCGGAGGAAAAACACATGGATGGCCTCCCAGTCAAAGTTATAGGTCGAGAAGTTGAAGAGATTTTAGAGAAGGCAAAAGCAAAGAAGAACGGCGCGCACGTCGCCAACAACTCTGGGGATAATGAATGGTACACCCCCCAGAGAATAGTGGATAGGGTTCATCAGGTGATGGGGGGCATAGACTTAGATCCCGCCAGCCACGAAGACGCCAACGCTATTATCCGGGCCGGGGCGTTTTTCACTGAAAAGGATAACTCTCTGGGTCGGGACTGGAACGGGCGGGTATTTATGAATCCCCCGTATGCTCAGCCCCTCATAAGCGAATTTTGTGCGAAAATCACCAGAGAAGTATTATCGGGGAATATATCTGAAGCCATTGTTCTTGTGAACAATGCGACAGAAACGCAGTGGTTCCAGGATATGGCCGCCGAAGCAAGCGCCATCTGCTTTCCGAGAGGGCGGGTGAAGTTTTGGCATCCCCGGAAGGTGAGCGTTCCTCTTCAGGGACAGGCTATAATATACTTTGGGAGTAACGTTTCTGGATTCGTAGATGCATTTTCCGGGGAGGGGATGGTATGGTTGAACGGGGCCAAATCAGAAATAAAGAATTAGCATCCCGGAACAATCGAGATTATAGTAAACTGAGATTCCAAAACATAACCCCCACAGATATCGATTGTTTTGTGGAGCTTTGGAATCGAGGTTACTGGATAATGGAGCTAAAATCAGAGGGGGCAAAACTGAGAGGGGGGCAAAGATTAGCAATCGAGCGACTCACCGATACGTTAACAGATGCTGGTAAAATTGCAGTTGCCGTTGTTGCCATAGCTCCGAAAGGAATCGAGAATGACATTCTCGCCCACGATTGCCCAGTAGGAGAATATAGGTATCTCAAAGCCTGGGAACCGGGAAAGGACGGGCTGATAGTTATCGATATGTGGAACTGGTGGATAGCGAAAATCCAGGAGTCACTCCAGGCGGGCTGAGGTTAGATTATGGGCGGATCTGAGGATGTTATACGGGCCGCCATCGAAATACGGGCCGCCATCGAAAGCCTTAAGTCGGATATGGAAGAAATGAGAAGGACAATGCAAGCCGAGATAGATGCTCTCCGGGAAGAGGTGGCGCTGGAACGAGCGCTAGACCGGAAAAGGCTATCTCGGCTTGAGACAGAAACCCTTCGGCCATCCAACTCTGCTATCGCCAAAAGCCGACTGTCGAAAATCGATTCTCTTCTTCTTGAACGATTCCCAAGGGCGATATCGTTCGAGGACGCAGGAAAGCTTCTCGATATGGGCAAGAATCGTCGCCAGAACATGACACATTTTGCCAAATCGCTTTTGGCTCAGCCCGATAAGTACATTATCGAATCGGCGCGGGGTCGGGGCAACGGAAAGCAAGTTCGAATTACTCAGGATTATCGGGACCATCTCGTCGAATTGGCGAGGGCAAAGGTTCCACTTTGGCAAGGATCGGAGGGTGTAGATTGGTGAATAAGTTGTAAGATCTTACTTTTACTTTTGAGCGATCCTTTACTAAAGGGGTTCCAGCTAACTACAAAATGCTCGTGATTTCGGGTGTTTTTGGATAGGTGGTTAGTTGGAGGAAGGAGGATAGATACAGAGCGAAAAGAGAATAAGTAAGATGTTTACATGTCCGCGCTTTACAATCGAGGATAAGTAAAAGTAAGATCTTACTATGTTTTGGATTATTATAGCCTAAAAATATGTGAAAGAGAGGGAGATATGTCACGACCTGGTGGAATATACAGAAATCCGGCGATGGCCCGGCGTCACGCCGAGGTACTGAAAGAGAGGGGACTTGATTTGGCGGTCCTCGAAATGCCCGTTGGCGAGTTTCGGATGCGGGATCTCAATCACCCGCCCCGGGGCCGGGATACCATCCGGCTCAAGGAGGATGGCATAATCCAGAAGGTCCGGAACGGTTCCCAAACGGGAGTGGTCTGGCGGCGCGGCATAAACTGGCGCATCTTCGCGGAGGCTCTAAATGGTGATATTCCAACTGACTGAGAAGGCGTCGATCAACCTGGAAGGCGTCCGGGTATCGACGACTCACCGGATCGGAGCCGAGACCGAGAAGGGGCTGCTGCTGGAGGTCGTCCATGTAGCCGACGGGATGGACGTCAAGAAAATCGGCTATTGGCTCCCAAAAAGCCAGATTAAGCTGGAAGGCGGGACGATCGAGATCCCCGATTGGCTCTGGCAAAAGAAGATGGAAGCGATGGATTTTGTGAGGTGACGAGATGGACAGATTTGACAAGATCGACGAGGAGTGGGGATGGAAGAAATGAGGCCCCGGATCGACACGGCAAACAAGTGCATCATCGAAGGATGCCGGTCGCCGAGGATGACATGGTCCCGGTACTGCCGGGTCCACTCGATCGAATACGGCGAGCCCCAGGCCGAGAGGGGTGAGCGAAAGAGGGGGGCGAGGAGATGACCACCCTCTCGGATTTCGGCGCCGCCTGCGAAGGCGGCTCCTGCCGGGTGGACTTCTCCCGCCTCCCCGTCACCGAGGACGAGATTACAGCCCTTCAGAGGGCTTGGATGCTCCGGGGCCGGGCTGGGATGGAGCAAGGCGACGAAAGCTTCTGGCGGGCTCGTGTGGTGCCCCTAGCGGCACGCCTGGGGGTCGAGCCTGGTCTGATCCTCATCAGTTCGGCATTGGTGAGGTGGTGGTGATGCCGAGAATTCCGGGAACCAACCGGGGATATATCGGCTACATGCGCCAGATATCCGACTGGAACCAATTCGAGAAGAACAAGACCGCCGCTGCAATCCGGTATTGGCGGTACTCTTCGGGGGCATATCCCCGGCTGGTGGGGGGATGAGGACGGCCCGGCCAGCTCCCCACCCCCAGCTCGCCGACAAGGCTTGGGTCCAAGCCCGTGTCGACGAGGGCCTCACCGACCGGGAGATAGCCGACATCGTCGGCAACGGGTGCTATGCCACGATGGTCCAATACTGGCGGGGCAAGCATCACGGGATCAAGAAGCCCGGGCGCGGCGGCCGGAGGCCGGTGGCCTATTGGCCGGGGCATGAATGATCGCCTACTGCTGGGGGTGTATGCGCTCGGTGGACGAGTCCGAGATGAGGCGACGCGGCGGCGTGCTCTTGTGCCGCCGTTGCCATGCCATCCGCCTCCAGCAGAGGCATTTAGAGGAAAGATATAAATAGAAATACTACAATTAGTTGTTGGGCTAGGGATTGCAACCTGAACCGTGGTTTACCTGGACCACCTGCCCCAGTAACTATCCAGGAACACGTCAGGTGGTGTAACTTAGATGGATTCTAAACGTTCTCGGATACAAAAGTATTTATAATATGTCGGCATCGTAATGGGTAGTGAACCCCAGAGGACGGATTGCTCATGAGCATAGCTCTAGGGCAGGTCAGTCATGGCGATCGGAACGGGTCCGGGCTTGTGATCTTTGGACGAGAAAAGAGATCGTAGTTGATGGCCTGGGATTATTTCGCTGCGAGAAATGTGGTGAGGTTGTCAGATACGACACGCGGGGCTTTGCGGCATGTGATTGCCAAATTTGGAACGATCGGCTCCAACCGCCGATGAGGCAATCTGATCTCGATTTGTTGAAGATACTTAGAGCCGTGTCCTAGGGCGGGGGCCTGATCCCCTGGGCCAATAGGGCCACGGCTATCTAGTTTTTGGGTGAATTGATGACATGCCGCCACCTCTCCCTCCGGAAGTCCGAAACGCTATTATCGAGGATCTACGAGAGGGACGGCTCTCTTTCGAGGAGATCGCTGCAAAGCGATTAGGCGATGGGCGAAAAACTGGAACTATTAGCAAGATCGCGAAGAAGGAAGGATTATCTCGCGGAGTCAAGACGCCGAGTAAGAAAAGGGCTTTCCATCGCGACGTTGCCAGTCAAAAAGCGCAAAGCATCTTAAAGATTAAGTTGGAAACCTTCGGGCCGGATGAACGTGTTAATCTCTGCGATACATTTCTCTCTCAGATCAAGGCGATGGTTCCGCGTATCACGACTCCGAAAGGGGCTTCGGATCTATCCGCAGCTGCCGAGCGGCTTTTTGAGCAACGCAGAAAAGATGAGATAGGCGGGGACGATGACGACGAGCGCGGAAGTATCGCAGCCGCTTTCGATGAGCTACGCCGGCTGGAAGCTTCCCCATCACCCCGCGATGCAAAAACACCGCCAGATGGCGTTTGACTTCCTGGACGGCGATCATAAACTGTATGCCCTCTGGGGATCCGTCTCGTCGGGGAAGACCGTCACCAGCGCACAGGCCTGGGCGGCGTTCGTCGAAAGGACCCCGAAACATTACCCCCTGGCGATGATCGGGAAGACCGAGAGAACCCTGGAGGCCAACGTCCTCGACCCCCTCGCCGAGTTCCTGGGATCGAAATATTCAGAGAACCGGGGCCGGGGGATCGTCTACCTTTACGATCGCAAGATCAGGATTTACGGGGCCAACGACTCCAAATCAGAGTCCAAGATCAGGGGCAAAACCCTCTATGCCTGGTACGGCGACGAGGTGACGACCTGGCCGGAGTCGTTCTTCATGATGGCCTTGTCCCGTCTCCGAATCCCGGGGGCCAAAGCGATCATGACGATGAACCCCGAAAACCCTAATCACTGGTTCCACCGTCAGATCGTCGAGAGGGCCGACGATCCGGGCATCCGGGCAAAGCTCTACCATTTCACGATGGAGGACAACCCCCATCTCTCCGACGAGTACAAGGCTTGGATCAAATCGATGTATGCGCCGGGGACGATCTGGTATCGTCGCTGGGTGGAGGGTCTTTGGGTCGCAGCCGAGGGCCGGGTCTTCCAATTCTTCGATCCGTCGCCAGATGCAGATTACGTCGTCTCGACTCTTCCGGACCACTTCACCATGTACCTCGTCGGTTCCGACTACGGAACCGCGAACCCCTTCGCCGCGACGTTGTGGGGTTTGTCGGGCGGGGTCTGGTATATCATCCGGGAGTTCTACTGGGATTCGGTTATCCAGCGCAAGCAAAAGACGAACCCCGAATATATCGAGGACATCGCCCGGCTTTGCTACTGGAACGGATCGCCCGTCGCCGCGAAGATCCTGGTACCCCCGGAGGAGGCGGGATTCATCCGCGAACTTAAGCAATCTCCTTATCAGCATATCTCACACGTCCGGGCAGCCGACAACTCGATCATGCCCGGCCTGGAGGACATATCGACCCTCTTCGCTACGGGGAAGCTCAAGGTTTACGAAAAATGCGAAAAGACTATCTGGGGATTTAATGATCTGCTCTGGGATGAGAAAAAACAACAACAGGGGATTGATATGTACATGAAAGGCGGATCGGGATCTCCTGATCATATATGCGACGGCAACCGCTACGCTGCGAGGGAAGCCGCAAAACAACTTAGGCAGATGAGGATTATATGATTCGAGATCTTGAAGCCGCGCTCGCCGTCGGCCAACCCTGGCCACCGGAATCGGAAAAGGACCGGCTCCAGAGGTACGAAGAGAACGAACATCTTTTCGATGGGGAGCACACGAAAGTCTTCCGGGCGCTTCTCGACCTCTTCTCCAGCCAGACGGCCGAGTACAACAAAATCATTCTCATCCTCAACCTACATCGCCGAATATCGACGCTCTGGGCCGACTTCCTTTTCGGGGAGATCCCACGCGCCATCGGAGACGAAGACCCCGAATCCAAAAAGCAGAAGTACCTTTCGGCCTTCATCGACCGAACCGAATACTGGAAGCTCCAGCACGCTCGCCAGATCGACGTGTCGCGGTTCGGGCATGGTTTCATCGAGGGCTATATGGAGGATGGGATGGTCAAGCTGCAGGTCGTCCACCCCGGCCGATATTTCGGGGTCGTCGATGAATACGGGCGAACCAAAGAGCACGTCGTCGCCTGGCTCGAAGATCTCGGATACGTCGATCACATCCAGCAGCGTAAGCTCCGCGTTCGCATCCACCGCCCCGGCCAAATCGAGACCCGCGAGTACGTCGTCTCGGCTTCGGGCTATATCATGGGCGGGGGGGAGGCCCCGACGATCGAAGAGACGGGCGTCGATCGACCTCTAATATTTGAGGTTCGGAACCTACATACCTCAAGCGGTAAACTGATCGACGATTACAAAGACCTGGATTCGATCGTCAAGCGGATGGAAGCCCGTTTGACGCGGATAGGGCGGATCCTGGACGTCCACTCCGAGCCGATGTTCTACGCTAACGAGGATTCGGGTGCGTTCATAAAGACCGAATCGGGGGCCTGGGTTTTCGACGGGAAGCGGAAGGCTTTCGCGGTGGAGGAAGGCAAAGCCGCACCCGGGTACGTCACCTGGGACGGGCAGCTCTCCGGGGCGTTCGCCGAAATTGACGCCCTAATCCGGCAGCTCTACATCATATCCGAGACTTGCGCCGCTTGTTTTGAGCCTGCTGAACTCGGAGCCCAAATATCCGGGACGGCTCTCCGATTGATGCTTTTCGTCCCCTTGAAGAAGGTGGACCGGCTCAAGCTCGTCGTCGATCCCATCATTCGAGCCGAGCTCCAGACGTTCACGGCATTTGAAGCCGCGCGGGGGTCCACCGGGGCCGAGAAGCTGGAATCGATCGGGATTCAATGGCAAGACGGCCTCCCCGAGGACTTCAAGGAGACGGTCGCTAATGTGGTGCTCCTCAAGTCCCAGGGCCTCATCTGGGACGAACAAGCGCTCCGGATGCTCTACCATCTCGAAGGCGCGTCGCTTCAGGGCGCGCTCGAAAAGCTCCAAACTCAGAACGCGGGCGAAATGTTCATGCCCGGCTCATAATCACATACGGCAACCGTCGCCGTAAATGACGGGGGAAACTACCATGAGTCAAGACGATGCAAGCCCTGACGCTGGGGGCCAGAATAAGCCAGCGGCCGGTGACGAGACGATACCCAAAGCCGAAGTCGAGCGGATAGTAATGGATCGGCTGGCGAGGGATCGGAGGGTGAGGGAGGAAGAACTCGCAAAAGAGTTCGGAGTCTCGATCAAGGAGGCGATAAAACTCACCAAGGCCGCCAAAGAGCGGGCCGACGCCGATAAGTCCGAAGCTCAGATCGAAAGAGAGAGGCGCGAAGCCGCCGAGAGGGAGCTGGACGCCGTCAAGCTGGAACGCGACCTCGAAAAGTGGAGGGCGAAATACGGCCGGGAGGCCGGGATACCCGAAGCCGACTGGGACCGGCTCAGGGGGACGACCGAGGACGAGATCGCCAAAGATGCGAAAGAATGGGCGAAGTCCAGAGGTCTCAACAAAGCGGGCGGGCCGACGCCCCCAGGCGGATCGGCGCCGACCGGCAACGAATTCAATCGAATGGTTCTCCAGGCAGCGGGCAGGGGGGGCCGATAACGAGGTAATTACCTATGACTGACTACGATAATTTTATTGGAAGGTCGGATGAACTCCTGCCGACTGAGTACAGCAAACAGATCATCGAAGCCATCCCGACTCAGAGCTTCTGCCTCCAGAAGATGAGGGGCCTGCCTCCCGTCTCCTCGAAGGTTACGCGGCTCCCGATGCTCAACAGCTTCCCCAGCGCCTACTTCGTCGATGAGGTGGCCGGAAAATACGCCGCCGGGAACACCAAAAAGACCACGAAGATGGACTGGACCGGTGTCACCATGACGATGGAGGAGATTGCCGTCATCGTCCCGGTTCCCGAAAGCGTGATCTCCGACATGGCATCCCAGAACTTCGACCTGTGGGGGATGGTCAAGCCCCGTCTCGTCGAAGCTCTCGGCGTTCTGGTGGATCAGTCGATCCTCTACGATTCTGCTGGATCGATCGCCCCGGCCTCCTGGCCGGATGGGATCGTGACCCAGGCGATCGCAAAGTCCAACTCTGTGAGCATGGATGACGTGGGGTCCGGGAAGACGTTCACCGATCTAGCTGACGCCCTTCTAGCCAACAACGGTCTCTACTCTCTGGTAGAGCAGGACGGGTACATCGTCAACGGTGCGATGGCGGGCGTCCCCATGATGGGACGGCTCAGAGGTCTTCGGGACGCAAACGGCCAGTTCCTCTTCCTCAACGACATGAAGGAGTCGACCGGATACAGGCTCGCCGGGGCCCCCATCACCTTCCCGAACAACGGAGCATGGGACGACATGACCGCCCTCGCGGTAGTGGGCGACTGGAACCAGGCCATCTATGGCATCCGCCAGGACATCACCTGGAAGGTGGCGACGGAGGCTTCGATCCATGACGCCGCTGGGGCGCTTGTCTACAACCTCTTCCAGAACGATATGGTAGCTCTCCGGCTCACCATGCGGCTCGGATGGGTTCTGCCGAACCCGAAGAACCTCGTCAACGAGAACGACGAATCCCGGTTCCCCTTCGCAGCTCTCACCCCCGCGACGTGAGGAGATCGACATGAAACGCGAACTAATCGCAATCATCGTAACGGCGGCCCTCCTGATCGGGGCGGCCGCCTCTCAGTCTTCATGGTATCCGAGGAGCGAAAACTACACCACGACGGGCTGGTTCGTCGGAGACGGGCTGTATCTGTCCGGAGACGGGATCATCGAGGGCAACCTTACCGTCGGCGGGACTCCTATGTGGCACGTCCAGACGATCACGACCCCGGCAGCCGCAGCCTCTGGCGAGGTACTAAATGAGACCGCTGGGGCGATAACGACCGACGGGACGAACATCAGCGCGGCCAATATGACCGGAACGATCGACGCCGCTCGGTGCCTGATCTTGACCCCTGGCGTTTCGATGACCGGCGACGCTCTCCTGACTGGAACCAACGTCAACGACGAGGATATCACGGAGACGATCGCCTGGAACGCGAGCGCCAACGCCACGACCACGACGCAGGCTTTCAAGACCCTGACGTGGGCCAACTTCACGACCGACACGGACACCTCCGTCACCATCGGTTACAGTGATAAGCTCGGCCTGGACGCGATTCCCTCCGACGCCGACGCAGTGATGTTCACTTTCCTCGGCGGTGTTATGGAAACGACCCTCCCAACGGTGACGATCGGGGCGACGGTGGCCGAGTGCTCGGTGGATCTTTACAGCGCCCTCACCGGGGCTGATGTGAAGATATACGTCTACGAGGCGGTCTGATGGTCGAAGAGCGATACCTGGAGTTCACCCGCCCCTTCACCTGGAGGGACGAGGACTACGCCAAAGGCGACAGGATGAAGCTCTCTTCGGACGTGATCTCGTTCGGTGAGGCGTCGGATCTGATCAGCTCCGGGATCGCTAAGCTCGTCGTTAAGAAGAGGTGACCCCATGACATGGTATCCGAGAAAGGGGGCGGATGACGAGCCCACCCCCACCCCCATCACCGACCCGGAGCCGGAGCAGGTGAAGAGAGTACGAAAGAAGAAGACTGAGGACTGATTTGGATGACTTCCTACATTTCGGCAACAGATGCCGACGTTTGGCTCACGGCCCACGTCGTCGATATAGCGGCCTGGACCGCCGCGACGAGTGCGCAGAAGGAGGCGGCGCTGGAAGAGGCGTCCGATTCCATCGACTGTCTGATGCTGAAAGGATGGAAGTACGATCCGGACCAGGCCCGCGAGTTCCCCCGGCGGCCTGATATAGCCGCCCGAACTCGTCCAGATGACTCAGAAATATATTACCAGAGTTCAACCCTCCCCGACTATTCAGAGGTTCCGGCCGAAGTCGAAGCGGCCTGCTGTCTCGAAGCCTTGGCGATACTAGAAGGCGTCGCCGCTCCAGACCAGAAGGTGAGGCGGTCCCTCCAGCAGCAGGGCGTCACCCACGCTACCTATTCGACGACGTCGGAAACTTACGCTCCGGGGGCGGGCGCGGGCGTCCTCCAATCGAGGAAGGCGAGACAACTCCTCCAGGGCTGGATAGCTGGATCTGTTGAGATAGTATGACCACTACCCAGGACGTCGGCGACAAGTGGGCGAGGACGATCACCGAGGCCTTCCTGGCGTGGCAGAGGGAGGTAGAGATCGACGGCCGAAAGAATATCCCAGCGACCAAATTCGACCCCTCTCCTTTCATCGAGGCAGCCTTCCTGGAGGGCGGCGAGGCTCAGCTCGAAGAGATCGGGAAGCTTGTGGGGATGGGCGTCTCTTTCGACCTCAAATCCCCAGAGGCAATCGCCTGGCTGGAAAAGTTCTGCGGCGACGAGATCAAGTACATCGACGCCGGGACGAAGGCCGGGATCCGAGAAACGATCCTCCGAGGGTTCCAGGAGGGACTTTCGCCGAATGAACAAATCAAGATCATCAAGCAGAACGTCGGGCTTATCCCCCAGCACGTCCAGGCCGTCCGAAACTTCGAGGCCGGTCTTGAGAAGCTGGACATGGACGAATCGGCCCGCAAGCTGGCGGTGGACCGATACCGCAACAAGCTCCTCCGGTGGAGGGCGAGTACGATCGCTCTTTCGGAAGGGCATAAGGCGGCTAACGAGGGTTATCGAGAAGCCAACCGGGGGGCGGTAAAGCGGGGCATCCTGAGCCCTGACGACTGGGAGCGCGAATGGCTCGTCACCCCGGACGAAAGGCTATGCCCCCTATGCCGTCCCATGTCCGGGAAAAGGGCGGAACTCCCCAATGGGCAATTTGAGGGCGGCGGCGACGGGCCGACTCTGCATCCGAGATGCCGGTGCACTGAGATTCTGGTGGCGAAGAAATGAGCATAACCCCCATGCACCAAACCTTCGTCTGGCGGAAGGCGACGGGCTCGGGCCTGTACGGGCCGACGTATACCGATTATGAAAATCAGAAATGCCGCTATACCGAAGAGATTAAGCTCATCAGAACCGCCGGCGGCCAGGAGATCACCTCCACCGCCCTCCTCCGCACCATGTCAGCCGTCCAGCCGGGCGACTTCGTGATCTACAACGGCGGGGATCCTCGCCCCGTCCTGGCGGTCCTCTCACCGACGGGCGTCGGAGGTCAGATCATAGAATATGAGGTGAGGCTATGAGTATCCGGATCACCGAATGGGCCGCCGGAGCCGTCATCGCGCGGGCGAAAGAGGCGGCGTTGGATGGGGTCGAAGAATGGGCGAAGGGAGAGGTCCTATCCGAGATGAAAAGGCAGTGCCCGGTAGCGCCCGTCAATGGTGGGACGATGCGAAACTCCCTGGGAACCGAACGCGACGACGCACGGGGCGTGATCGTCCTCGGCGGTGGTGGCCCGGCGGAGAGCTACATTTACCGTCAGCATCAGGACGCATCTCTCAATCACACGACCGGCAAAAGCCATTTCATCACCGACCCGGTGGAGCAATTGGCACCGAACGCGGCGAAATACGTAGAAAAACATTTACGCAAAACTTAGGAGATGGAAAACATGAACGGATTTGCGATATTATCAGTCCCCATCCTCCTTATGACCATGATCGCCCCGGCCGCCGGTATCGAGATCAGGGGCGACTACGCCGGGGACGGGGACTTCCAGATCCGGTCCGGCCTCGGCGGCCAGACGGTGGCTGCGGGGGGACGCAACGCCAGCATGGCTTACGGCCAGATTTTGACGGGATCCGGCGCTTTCGCGGGCCTGGATATGGACGGTGATAGTGGATCGTTCCGGATGATCGGGAATTTCGGGCTATCTCATCTAGCGCAGGTATCCGGCGCATCGGCGATCGCCGCGAGGACGCGGGTGGCCGGGAACGTCTCGATCTATGCCCTCCAGGGAGTCGGGACCTACCGGGAGAGGATCATCCAGACGATAGGCTGCCGCGGAAAACCAGCATACCTCGCCGAGGTGGACATGGTCGGCAGCTTCGACGTGAACTCGTCTGCGACTTCGGACAAGATCCCGCCCGAACTGCTGATTGAGGAGGTCTGAGAATGGCAAAAGAAAAGATAGGATGTTGTCCGACGACGGGCCTCACTTCCTGCGATCAGGGGGGCTGCGGCGGCGGGATGCTGGAGGAGCTCGAAGGCTGCTCCATGGCCCCGACGAAAAAGTTGGGATGCACCGACGACGAGGGCGCGATCTTCACGCCCGCAGGATTCACAGGTGGCCGCCACTCTGGCCTCCGCTACATGGCCTCCCCCCAGTGCGGGCCCGTCCCGGGGACCTCGCGGGGTATGAGGCGGGCCGAGTGGATCAGCTGGACGAAGGGCATGGGTCACCGGGTGGATCCGGTGGATGCCATGGCCGACCGGCTCAAGGCCGCGGGGCTATACGAGTATGCGCTCACCGAGCCGACGGGGGAGGAGTGATGCCAGGCGAGGGGTTAGTCGTCACGGTGTTGTTCCTGGCGGTCTTCCTCGTCCTCGGCGGGATGGCGACGTATTCGCAGGATCCCGTCATGATCGATCTCGTGAAGAGCTTCGGTCAGATCATTGGCACGATCGCTGCATTCTGGTTCGCTACCAGGGGGCAGACCAACGGGGGCGAATAGATGGCGTCGGCGGATGCTCCCCAGACCGATCGAGAGCTCCTCCTTCAGATAGCGAGCGAGCTGCGCCATCTGAATGCGAAGATCACCGGGAAGGGGGGCATCTGCGAGACACAGCATGATCTGGAGTGCCGGGTGGACGCCCTCGAAAACTGGAGATGGTACATCATCGGCGGGGCGTCCTTCCTCACCTTCGTCCTGGCGACGTTCGGCCGGTATCTCGATCTGAGGTGAAAAAATGACCATGGATCCGGTCGTCAAGGATGTGGCCGACGCCCTCACCGCCGCCGGATATTCCAACATCCGAGCATACGGCTTCGACGAATCCAGCGCCTCGCAGATTGCCATCTTCCCGGCGGGGGGGAGCGGGTATATCGTGAGCGGGGGCGATATCGAGAAGCCTCGCGTTCAAATCCAGGTTCGGAGGGCTTCGCTAGAAACGGCGCAAACCGACGCCCTGGCGATCCGGGACGCGCTCCACAAAAAAACGGCGTTCGGTCATTCAGTGGCGATGATCTGGGAGGGCCGCCACCCCGATCATTATGTGGACGAGAACGGGCGGCACGTATTCATGATCGATTTTAGAGTCATCCGCTGCATAGCGGATTCTTAGAAATAGAGGTGATTAAGAAATGGTATTGGCACCCGAAGTAGGAACGCAGAGATTGACCATCGATTCGGTGCCGGTGTTGGGCATCCGAACGCTCAATATCAAGCCGAAGAGAACCATAGTAGAAGTAACCGCAGACGAAGATACCGCCGTGGCGAGGTTCCCAACGATCAAGGATGTAGACTTCTCCGCCGTCCTGATCTATGATCCAGCCGATGGCGGGCAACAGGACATCCTGGACGACTACAACTCTGGCGGCGCCTCTGTATACGTCGCGGTGAAGGGGTCCCGAACGTTCACCATCACGGCCTACGTCCAGGACGTCGAGATCTCCGGCGATCCCGCCAGTGAGCAGGTCATGAATGTAACCTTCGCGCCTTCCGGCGGGGCCGCTATAACGTGAGGTGGTACAGATGGCACTCGCCCCGACGCCGGGCTCCTATGTAGCCGTCTTTTACGGTTCGGGGGCCGGGTCGTCATATAGTGATGAAGCGATGGAGGAGGTAGACCTCACCGATCAGGGATATGCCAGATACACGGTCTATCGGATCAAGGACGCCGATAAGCGGGCCCTTCTGGATTCGGAGGCTCCGGTCTTTGAATGGCAGGATGGCGGGGTCGGGGAGTTCTCGACTCTGACTCCGAACGAAATCTGGTATGGTGCTGGGTATATCGTCCTAAGCTCGGCTCTCGATGGTACCGACGTCGTCCAGTGCGCAAGCGGAAAGTACCTCTCTCCCACTCAGATATCGGCATGTAAGAACCGAACATACAAAAGGCTCAAGTCATTCGAGGACGTGACGTGTTACGGCGACGAGGCGGTGGAGAGGTTCCCGAAGATCAAAGACTGGAACGCCACCATCGACACCCTATACGCTGGGATCTGCGCTACCCTCACGACGACCGGAGGCAACGCTAACAGTCACATTCGGCTGATCCATTTCGAGGGCGGAACTGCTGGGAACTCAATCACCCTCACCATGACCAACCCCGGCGGCACCGGGACCATCGCCGTCACCGTCACCGGCACCGATATCGATGTGACTCTGGCCGTCACTGATGGGTCGATCACGTCCACCGCCGAAGACGTCGTCCAGGCGCTTAACGCGGATGTAGACGTTCGGGCTCTGAAGGTCCGGGCTGAAGTGGTCTCCGGCGAGACTGGCGCCGGTATCGTCGCGGCTCTGGCGGAGACGGCCTTATCCGGGGGTCTGGGTGCGATTGATTGGGAAGACCTGGATGGAGTCCGGCTCCTCTTCCAGTTCTATGATGTGGAGGATTCCGGGATCATGTGTGTGGGGTTCGGCTACATCGAAAGTGTAGACTGGCCGGGAGGTCCGGACGACCTGACAAAAGCTATTCTGACTATTTCGGGAGCTAAACATCCGATGTATCGGGTAGTGGAGTGAGGTGTCCCCGATGACATCGGATCGCCGAGGAGATCCGGGAGAGGGGCTCCCTCAACTCTTTGAATTACATTATTATCCAGAATCGTTATTTTAAGTTTCTGGGCGACTTTCAGATAGGGGGCGATACTTATGACCCCCCAGAAACGAGGGAGAAAATATCATGACAAAAGCAAAAGGACTTCGTACCGTAAAGCTCGGATCGATCGATCTGAAATGGGGCATCCTCGCTTCCGAGGGATTCGAGGAAGAGGCGAGAGAATACCTCAGGGGGCAGAAGGTACTTGTAGGCGGTCGGTTGCCAGGGGCATTTGAAATCCTGAGCACCTTCGTCGATTCGGATGTCAAGATTCGAATAATGGCCCTAGAACATAGCTCTGGTTTGAGCCGAGATGAACTTGTCTCCAAGATTGACGAGGAGGGCCTAACGACGATCGAAATCAACCGGGCGCTCCTCGAATCTCTGGCGCTTGCGGAAAACCCTTCTATTCTTGCCTCGATGCAGGAGAGATGGACTACCTTCGACGAGCTTCAGAAGGCAAAGCTGAAGGCGGAGACGTTGGAGATCATCCAGGAAACGATGAAGGACTTGGAACGGAGAGCCAAAAAGCTTGGCGCTCTCGGATCGCCTTCATCGAACTCGGCATCCGCCCAGACGAAGCCGCCGGATACTGCCTAAACGATCTGCTCCCTCTCCTCTATCGCCATAGGCGGCAGCAGGAGGCCGACGCCCGGAACCAGCAGATCCTGGCATGGGACATAAGCCGGTGCGTCGGAAACCTATTCGGCAAAAACCCGAAGTCCTTCGCTGACCTCTTCCCTGGAGGAGAGGGGGTGAAGGCTGAAAAAAGCTTGAGGGAAAAGGCGATCGCTAAGGCGCGTCGCCTCGGTCATCCGGTGCCGGATTAGCGCGGCTCCATCGCCAGCCGCCTCATATAATCCCATCCTTCCGGCGGTGAGATTCTAACAATCGATAGAGCCTCGTCGAAGGCGAGGCCGTCGGCGAGCGATTCGAGCAGAAACCCGGCTACGGTATCCTTGGGATAGGGCAAAGCCATTAGCAGATCCATTACGTCATCAACCGACCGATCGACGTAATGACATATCTGGATTACGTCACTCTCGAATTGAACGACGCGGGCGATTGCTCTAGGCGGGACGCCGAAGATGAAGGGGGAGGTCATATCATCCTTTCCTCATTCAGCGTTGCATTGACCCGCTCGGCGATCTCCTCCGAAGAGTACCCGTCTTTGGCTAGATCACAGATCATTTCAGCGACCTCGGGGGCGCTGATAACGTACATCTGTGATATCTTCTCGGCGACTCCTCTGAGATCTCTTCGGAGATGCCGGACGGCGAGCCCGTCCTCGATGAGCTTTCGGCCCATCACCGACGGGCCGACGTCATCTTCGAGGGCGGCCTGGTATATCTCCTCCGCAATCTCAGCAGAGATTGCTACGGTGAGGGTGGCGGTGTACTTCGCCATCCCTACACCTCATCAGTGAGCCGGTATCCCAATGCACCCTTCGGACCGACACTATCATATTCCAGGTGGAAACGGCCGGGGAGCTTTTCATTGACGCGATTTGCGAAGTTTCGCAGGCTCGCCTCATATCGGCCCATGTAATTCTTTGCCTTTCCCCGGATCACATCAATATCATATATCACTACTGCTATTTAAGCTTATCGTTAGCTTATCGTTATGGGAGCCTAAACTATGGTCTCGGAAAAACTCGGCGCGGCGTTCATTGAGATAGGGGTCGACACCGGCGGATTGACGACGGGCCTCGCCGGGGCGAAGGCGCAAGTTACTGGATTCGGAGCTTCCGCCTCGTCGGCGTTTGCTGGTCTGGCATCGTCGATCAATCCAGTGACAATAGCGATAGCCGGAGCCACCGCTGGAGTCGTCGCGTTATCGGCGGCGTTTGTTGGGTCGGTCAGGTCTGCAGCACAGTGGCAGACATTGATGGTAGATGTCCAAAAGGTGACCGACACCACCGCAAGCGAATTCGCGACTCTATCCAAAGAACTTCTCGCCATCCGAGGCGAAACTGGCGCGTCGATGGCCGACATAACCGGGGCAGCGGCCGGGGCCGGGCGGATGGGGATAGATGCGTCCGAGATCGCCGATTATACTAATGTCGTTTTGAAAATGTCGTCGGCGTGGGGGATGTCTGCGGATGCTGCAAGTGATTCCATTGGGAAAATCGGGTCGGTCGTCAAGCCCGCTGAGATGTCATGGACTGAGTTCGGCAACAGAATGGGCTCCACCATCAACGATCTCGCCGACTCGATGGCTACGTCCGAAGAGTCGATCGTCACCGGCATGAAAAAGGTATCGGCTCAGATGGCGATGCTGAAGCCCGATCCAAGCCAGCTATCAGCGTGGGCGGCTCTCGTCGGCCAGCTTCAGGCGTTCGGCATGACCGCCGAGACGTCAGGCGAGTCCTTAAAAGATTCCCTCAATTACATGATGAGGGATGACAAGGGCGGCATCTCGTCCATGTTGGATCTGGCCACAACCGAATTCCAGGAAGCCATCCGAGAGGACGCCATCGGAACCATCCAGGAGCTTGCCGTTGCCATATCAGAATTGCCCATCGATGAACAGGGGCAGGCTCTTCAGAAGTTTGGAGCCACTGGCGGCCAGATGATGGGGATGCTGGTTGGTAAGGTCGACCCGGTCACAAAGGAAATCGAGGGCCTCAATGCGGCCCTGGCAACGGGCGCGGGTGCGTGGGAAAACGCTTCCAGCCTTAACCACGCATACGCCAAATCGCAGGAAACTCTAAATGCTCAGATAGAAATTTTTAAGGGGAAGATATCTGTTGCCGCTACCAGTATAGGGACAGTTCTTCTTCCGTTTCTCACCGACATGATGGGGGACATCAACGGCATCACTCAGGCACTCATGGATCTGGGGGCGAAGGGCTGGAAGTGGCTTTACGGTGGCGTCGATGACGAGGGAGCCGAAACCAAAGGCGCTATCGGGCGGCTGACTGGCTGGCTGGACGAAAAGCTCGGCATCGAGTACGGGGCCAAGCTAGGAGAGGAGATGGGCGAGGCGGCGGCCCCGGAGGTCGCCGAAGGCGTCCAGGCCGGTCTAGAATCCGTCGATGGGAAAGGCGCCGGGGAGAAGGTAGGAAAGGATTTCGGCGAGTCGTTCACCGATACCGTTTCTAAGCTGGTGAAAGAAAAGGGCATGTCCCGCGAGATCGCTTCGATGTACGCTCTAGGGGCGACTTCGGATCTGGGTGCGCTTGGTCTCTACAACCAGTACTTCTCCTCAGACACGCGCCGTAAAGAGGGGGCCGCCGGGTACGAATCTGGCGGAGTTCAATATACATATCAGTGGGATAGGACATCGAAGAACCCGACACTGAAATTATATGCCAACGGTAAACAGATCAAGACGGTGGCCTCGGTCGATTACAGCGGCCTGATGGCCGGGATCGATACCCCCTGGAGCATGATGGAGAGCCTGGGGATATCCGCCCCGAAGGAAGGCAGCCCCGAATATCTGGATATGATGGCGGCATACCAGGAATCCGTCGGGAAAACGACCGAAGCGATCACGCTCAGGGGCGAGGCCGAGACGATCCGGATAAAAATGAAAATTGAGCCGGAGATCGACCCGTATGAAGTCTGGGGTACCCCCCAACACTGGGCAGATTATTCGGCGAAGTACTGGGGCGAGATCGAAGACCTGACTATCCTGGAACTCTACAATCTGGAAGATCATCTCCGCTCCGAAGGCGCAGCTGGATGGGAACGTGCGTGGGAGACTATACTAGATCCAGATGCCACCGAAGCTCAGATCACCGGGGCGCTAGGAGTTCTTTCACCCGTATTGGAAGAAATGGGGTATGAGAACGGAGATTCATATCTCCTCGGACTTCGGGAAAGGGTAGCCGAAAGCGGAGCGGAACTCGCCGATTCCATAGTGGACTCTGGGAAATACCAGGAGTATAAGCTCGAAGAGCTGGGCGAGTCGTGGGGGGCCGCCCTGAAGGATAGCATAATCAAAGTTCAGGAACAGGAAACTCTTCTAGGTATCGTTGCCGAACTGGAGAAGGCAGGATATGCCGGATCGGAAGCTCTGAAAAATGCGATCCTGGCGGAAGACTGGGAAGAGGTTGGCCGAATAGTCGGCGAGATAACCGGCGACGGTGTAGTCGAAGGCTTCGGTGGAATAGGTGAGCGTCTCTCCGAAGAGTTTATGAGAGCCACCTCCGCCCTAAAGAGCAACGAAATATTCAAGATGCTCTGGTACGGCTCGCCCGAAGAGCAAGCTCAAGCCGAGACATGGATCAGAGAGAACGTAGCCAATCAAGATGTCTGGTTCCGAAAGCATCTAGGTGATGCCGCCAGCGGCTGGATGAAGGACGCCGAAGAGTACGGGCTCCGGGTCGATTCGTCGTTCTGGAATACCCTTGAGACGTCGTGGGAGACTCATTCTGACTGGTTTGACGACGAAACCAGGATGTTTATGGAGGGTGTCGAGCGGCGGTTTGGCAGCATCGGCGGCATGGTCAACGCGCCATTTGAGACTCAGATCAAGCTCCTGGACGTGCTGGCGAACGGCTATAAGAAGGTAGATGATGCAACAAAAGCAGCCGACGACAACCTCGCCAAATATACCGCCGAAGCCGATTGCGCGTGTGAGGCAATGTCATCTTTCGGCATGGCCCAAGAGAAGATGTCCGATCAGCTCTTCAATCGTTCTTACATCGGCCCGACTTCAGGCTATGCCGCCTTCCTGGAAGAGGAGCGGGCGAGAGGCGCGTTCCATCCAGAAGCTCAACAGCTCTCGATGGTCTACAAGGTGGAAGCCGACACCGAGGCCGCCGAGAAGTCGGTCGAAGACCTCAAGACCGATATCGATCAATCCGAGGCCGCTCCTCAGATTGACGCCATAACACAGCCCGCCTATGATGCCGTAGATTCGTTCCTCGGATGGGTGAACGGTATTTCGGCATCAGTTTACGTCGGCGCCTATGGTCCCGGGACCGAGTACATGGGGGGCGGGGATACCGGATATCTCGAATCCCTCTCACCGGGGATCACGTCCTCACCGGGATGGGGGACACCAGAATGGCTGCCTCAGCTCGCCGAAGGCGGTATCGTCACCGGCCCGACTATCGCCCACCTCGCCGAGAACAATCGGCCCGAGGCGATCATCCCCCTGGACCAGATCACGAAGATTATCGGGGGCGGTGGCGGGAACACCTACAATATCAGCGTCAACGGAGGCGGCAACGCCGAAGAGATCGCCAGGGCCATCAGGGGCGCAATCGAAGACTACGATAGAGAGAAGAACCGATCCGGAGCTTATGCATGACCTGGAAGATCCTCTACACCAACCCCGGCGACGTCGCCAGAGAAGCCCGGATATTCGACCCCTCGCCGAAGATCACGGCCTACTCGGACTGGGATCGCCCCAACAAAGGGAGCTTCAAGGTCAACGCCGCCACGCCGATCAAGAAATACGGCGACATCGACCTGATGAAGGGAGGCGAGGTCGTCCTCCGGGGGCTCATCACCGACGTCGAGACGAAGGGCGACGGCTCCCAACTTATCGAATGTTATTCGAAAGAATGGCTCCTAAAGAAAAGATTTACTTTTTATTATACTTACACCCACGATGACGCGACGGTGGGCGAGATGCTGGAGGACGATCTCACCGGAGATTATGTTGGCCTCCTGGCGATGGCCCGCTCCCTCCTCCCTCCTAACATGTTCTCCCTCTATTCAGGATCGACGTATAAGCTCACCGGGGGCGGGACGGGATCGGTCTTCGGATCGGCGATACCCTACCATGACACGACGGCCCTAACCCTCGGATCGGGGGCCGGATCTCTGACGGCGGGGCAGTACTGGCGGGACGCCTCGGATCTCTACGTTCGGCTTGTGGGATCCTCGAATCCTCGATATGAGCTTGTCTCTATGGCTGATTGGTGTGATCCAAAAGTCAGGTTGGGGGATATATCGGATATCTCCGCCGAGACCTTCGCGGCCCCCTACCGGCTCGCCACCGGGCGGTCTGTCTGGGAGTACATCCAGAAGCTGATCAAGGCGACAGGTGCTTATGTTCGGTGGAGGGCGGAAGTTGATGATCCGTATCTCTACCTGGACGCCAGCCTAACGAGCTTCGGTCGCGGGACTTCCACCGAAGGGATTCTCTCTTTCGTCGAGCCTCGATACCGGATCGACCGGATAGCCCCGGATGACGTCGAAGTCCACGGCTTGATCGGGGTGGGGGCGGGCGATGGGAAGACCATCGAGATGGCGTCCACCCTCGATATGGCGGCGTCTGGGAATATCGTTCTCGATGTAGTCCGGGACGGATACCTCTACGAATCCTTTCTCGATTCGGTTCTCAGCCAGATCTACGGGGAGCGGGCGGTCGAAGATTGCCATCAGATCGAAGGGCCGGAGGACCCTCTTCTCCGATGTGGCGATTATGTGAACGTGAAGAGGGCGGGCTTCGGGCGAAAGGTCGAAGTAGTGAAAAAGATCGACATCCGAGGCGACGGTCTGATGAGGTTATGGACGGGGAAGCGGCCCCGTGACTCCGAGGACCTGATCGCCGCCACCAACGCCCTCCTCCAGGAGCAATCCAGCTTCGCTCAGTCGCATCTCAATATGTGGTCGGATAGCCATACCGGGAACGTCACCAACTCGGTCCCGCTCGTCTGGAATCCAGACTTTTCCGATGAGAACGGCGTGATCGACACCAGCTTCACCGCTGCAACTCGGATTTACCTCTCGTTTTCGATCGGCTGGTACAAGGCCGACGTGTCCGGGGTGGATACCCGAAGCCATAGCCACACGGGGAGGACAGGCAGCGGCGGATCTTCCAGTCATGGAAACGCCGGAAGCGGCGGCGGGCATTATCACACGGTGGCAGGGACAACTTCCGCGGCTCATCTCGGCGACCAGGTGATCACGACCTGTAACCGAGATCACACTCACGCCGGGCCAAGCCATTCACACGGCATTGAAACGACGAACTTGTCGTCTCATTCGCATAGCATAAGCAATTCTGCATCGACGACCGGAAGCGGCGGAACTCCGCTCCATAGTCATACCTATCTATATTCGATTGGTACGGGGTCAGCAGGCGGGTTTTCGCATAGTCACGGTGGATTAACTTATTCAAGCGGCACTGGAAACACCGGTATGACCAGCTATTTCACAATCGCATCGGCCCCCAACCACACCCACGACGTTTCCGGCCAGACCACCGCCACCCACGCTGGACACAGCAATCATTCAGTCACCGACAACCCCGCACACGACCTCCCCACCCACACTGAACCCCTGACGGCGGCCGACGTCGACAAGTTCCTCTCGGAAGAGTCCACCGGCTCCCTCAAGTACCTCACCATCAGGATCTACGCCAACGGCGTCGAAGTCGCAGGATCACCCTATGAGGACTATTATATCGGCGATTCTGAGGGGGCGATCGATGTGACCGACCTGATCAATATCGGCGGGGCTAACGAGATCGAAGCTCAGATCTCCGAGTACGGGGGGTCCGGGGATGTCCGGTGCGAGCTTTCGATGAGCCTGACGGCTCAGGTCGTTCTCACGTCGATCTGAGGAAAAGTATTAGTATTAAGAAGATTATATTTGAGGAAGGAGTTAGTATGTCGATATGGGAAACTGAGATATTCCAGGGGATCAAGCCAACGGCGATCCATGTAGCCGATTGGCGGAAGCAGCTCAAGCTATGGGAGGCCGAGAATGACAAGGCAGAACGGCCCCAGGACGAGATCATCTGGGAGCATGGCGAGAGGGAGGACCCGGATACGAAGAGGACGATACCCTATCGTGTCGTCTATGAGTACGTGGCGGTGACAGAGGAGACCGAGACGAGCCCGGCAAAGCTAAAGCTTCTGCCCACAGCAGTATATGTACCTGTGAACGGCGAGGACGAAATAGTCTATCTCACCGAATCCCCCGGCGATCCGGTGGACGTCTATCGCCGGATCAAGGAACGGGCGAGGGCGGAGAAGGAACAGGCTAATGGGATCAGGTATCGATCGAAACGGGTCCGGGAAAAGTCCGATCTCGTCACCAAAATGGATCCGGCCATCGCAGAGGCCGGAATGGACGAGGTGGACAAAAAAGTGATGAGGGAGATGATCAAGAATGAAAAGGGCAAGACGTGATAAGGATCTGATGCCACCCGGAAAAGCAGCTAAGGGACAACGGAAACCATCTCCTCCTGAGATCGGGAGCCAGATAAAAATTCTGGAAGATAAGATCAACTACCTGATGGCGGAAAATCATCAGCGGTTCCTCCTCCAGGAGGCGGCTCTCATGATCCTCCAGGCCAACGCCGAGATCGGCGGATTCGAATATGATCTCGACCTGATCCGAGCGGCGAGGTCGAAAGTGGAGGAGTACGTCACGAAAGCCGAAGCGGGCGAGCTTACGGGCATGGAGAACGATGAGATACTCGCCGCCAGATACGCCGAGTTCAAAGCCGAGAACTTCGAGGAGTGATAAATGGGGATAGTCTACCAGCCCTCGCCGACACAAGCGCCGGGGCCTCTGATGTGTCCGGGGGCGGGCCCGCTCACGAAAGACGTGGTGGACCTCTACAACGTCGAAGCCGGGCCGGTCTCCCTGGTGGACGTTCATAGGATCTGCATTGGCGCTATCGGGCTGGTGGACCTCTACAACGTCCTCATTTCTTACGTCCAGCTCGCCGATGAATACGCCATCAAGATCAACCGCCCGGTGGTGGACGCGTACGATATCCATGTCGGCCTTTCCCTCGTCGATCTCTACAATATTGATAGAGCCGTATTCAAGGCCCTGGTAGACCTTCACAATATCGAGATCGGGGCCGTCTCCCTGGTGGACGAATCAGATATCCACGTCGCCGGGGCGATGGTGGACCTCTACGATATCCTCCTCAGCAAAAACGTCACCGACCTCTACAACATCCGAGTCGCCGCCGTCCCGGTGGTGGACGTCTACGATATCCGGATGGCGAAGGCCCTGGTAGATCTCTATGATATCCGGATTCAGCTATTGGCGGGGCTCGCCGATCTCTACAATATCAAGGTGGCGTCGATCCCTCTGGTGGATCTATTCGATATTGAGGTCGGAAAATATTTAGTCGATTCGTATAATATAATCTCGGCTGCATTCAATTATTACTACCTTGACACCTTCGCGTTCTCATCGTATCTCCGACAGTCGCCCCTTTCGACCTTCTCCGGCTACACGCCCGAAAGGACAGAATGGGAAAAGGCCGGAAGCCGAGACTTAGAATTTTTCGACCGGGGTCGCAAGCCGCTTAAGTGGACTGGGAAACTGATCTTCCTGACGGAGGATGCGGAGGCCCGCTTCCGGGCGGCTTGCATCGCCCTGGATGGAGGATATACCGCTTTCCTCGGAAGCTCGCAGAAGATGTACCATGTCGCCTCTACCCTGATTCGTCCCGCCTGGCCGATCAAGCGATTCGATATCGCGAACGAGTACGACATATCCCTCGAATTTGAGGAGCCGTGGGCTTGGGCGGGCGAGGGCGAAGGTTACGCATGGACGCCGGGACAGGTGACGGTTCCCGCCGAAAGTGATACCTTCGAGAACGAAGGCGATGCCGACGCCCCTCTCTATTCGGCGATCATCACCGGAAAGTACGCATCCGGCTATCCGACAGATATCTATCTCCAGATCCTCGATGCGGCCGACGTCCTCCAGGCTTCGCTCAAGATCGCCGATCAACTCCTCTCCGATGAAGTGGCGACGGTCGACAGGAACCAGAGGGAGATCACGCTCACCTATTCGGACGACTTCAGCTCTTCGACGAGATGGACGAGGGACACGACGAGATCAGGCTCGCCCTCCCTGGCGGGCGGCGTGGTGACGGTTCCAGCGAGCTCCTCCTTTTTTTACCACTTCGACGGGGCTCATCCTCAGATCGCTAGTCAGGGAATCAAGCTCACCGCCACGATCACGGTGGGGGCCGGGTCGCCGGTCATTGAGTATTCGACGAACGGGACGAGCTGGAGCACGGCGGTATCGGCTGAGGAGATCGCCGCTGCATCCGGAAAAAAGGCGGTGTTCTACTTGAACGGGACGGCCCTTGAGACGGATATCTATGTGAGGTTCCGGTCTCCATCCGGGGCATCGATGACGATCGCCGGAATAGAGTTCGAATCGAAGCGGGATATCCAGGGCGAGGCTCTCCTAGAGATCCCGGTGGGTGAGACGAGAAAAGCAAAGATCGTCGGCAGGACGGGATCGCAAGTATCGCCGGTCGTAACATTCAGAAGCAGATATTATCCGAAATGAGGTTTTGACATGGGTGAAATTACAGCAGACGGCATAAAATGGTACCGGTGTGTGAACTGGACTGAGGGCGGGGCTCACGGTGGAGCCATCGATACTGGAAACGAGATAACGTCAGGGGCAAGCAACGCGGTATTCGACGATGTGAGCAACGCCGAAAGAGTAGCGGGCGATACCGAATACCGCAAGGTCTTCATCCGAAACGAGAATGATGGAGACTGGCCGAACCCGCGGGCATGGATCGAATCGCAGACCCCGGCGACGAACTCAGAGATTACGATCCTCCAGGGCGGCTCAAAATCTCTCCAGGAGCAGGACTCGGCGGCACTATCCGGGACCTTCACCTTCGCGGCTTCGACCACGGTTCTAGCAACGAATGACGTTTCTCTGGAAGTTCGGCCCGGGGAGAAGATCTTCAACAGCACGAACGATTCTAACTCCGATGCCAAAGTAGTATCCGCCGTATCCGCCGACGGGCTCACCATCACCCTGGCGGAGGCGTACGCCGGGACCATCGGGGCCTCAAAAGAGGCGAAGCTCGCCCCCATCACAGGATGCACTTTCGTCGCCCCCGACTCCTCGATTCATGCCGACGTCCTGGCGTTCCCGACTCTCGCACAAAATGAGTCTGTCGCCATCTGGATCAAGAGAGTCATATCGGCGGGGGGGAGCGGCTACACCGGAGACACCTTCGAGCTTCAGGTGGAGCAGTCATAGATCTGATCTGAGGGCGAGCCCATGACCACCATCACCAGATACGGCTATAAAGATCCCCGCGCTGCATACGGGGATTTCCAAAACAACAAGTACGCCCCCGACGCGCCGAGCCTGGATGCCGATTTGTTTAACCGGCTCGCCTCTCTTCTGAATGATACCGTCGCGAAGGGGGCTCCCAGGGCGCAAGACACGCCGGACATGACCATCTACGTGGAGGGGTTCCAGGCTTACATCAACGGGGCTCTAGTGAGCTTCCCCGGTGGCAATTCGGCGGCTATGGTCGCCCCCACTGCCAACCCCCGGATAGATCGGGTATACCTCACCGACGCCGGGGCTCTGGCGATCTCGACGGGCGCAGAGGCCGGATCTCCGACGGCTCCGGCATTGGTGGCTAATACCGTCCCGATCTGCCTGATCTACCATCGGGTGGGGGCAACGGTGATCAAGGATGCCGACGATTCCACCAACAGTTACATCTATCGAGACGATCGGCCCCTCTTCCAGGGGGTCGCCCCGATGGGTGGAGCGGCGACGGCCGAGGTTCCCTTCGATGCCGCCGACGGGAAAGTGACGATATGCACCGTCCCGGCGGGCTCTTTTGTGACCTGGATAGGGAAAATTCCAAGCGCGACGCCCTACGATGCAGGGACCGTCACAATAGGATCGGAGGGTGATGAGTCCGGACTAATGTCGTCGACTCAGGTGGGGGCTCAATCTGCCAACTCCGCCACAAAAGTACCTCAGAAATTCTATGCAGCCGAGACGATAATCAAGGCTTTCGTGACTCCAGGGGCGGCGACGGAAGGCAGTTTTACAATCAAACTAAAATATGAGTGAGGCGATAAAATCATGAAGATCAAAATTATGATGATGCTGGCGGCGGTCCTGATGATCGGGATGGCCGGAGCGACGAGCTACCAGGGCGCAACGACGTTTGATGATAATATAACATCGGATCACATCATAACGTCGATGGGACCAAGAAAGATAATCAATGTTTATCAATATGATGTGCCTTGGGTCGGAAACGTCACTGTAGCGCAGCGATCAAACTATTGGCCGGTATCGATATCTACGAATAATTCTGTTGTGGTCCAAGCCGCTATCGATGCCCTGCACGATGAATATGGTGGTGTAATGGTGCTTCATGATTTATTGGAGCTTCCGGCCACAGTAGATCTATATTACGACGTAACGATCAAGGGGATCTCTAAGCACAAGTCGGGTTTCTATGGAAGTTGCGATCCGCTGATAAATATAATTACATTTGAAAAATGGACAGATCCGACCCATCCGACCGTCCAAGCCGGGGCTGGGTATTGGCCTACGAACAACGTGCTGGAGAATCTGTGTATCATCACAACAGGAGACACAAACGACGGCATTTTTATGAACAACACTTGGGAAGGGCCACATGGAACAAACTTTAAAGAGTTGTATCTGGTCTCGATGTCAACAGATGTGGACGCTACCGGCGAACTATCGCAAACCGGATCACTTATGAATCTCACTGGGTATAGATTTAGCACGGTATTCGATTGTACGTTTTTTGGAATAGATAGGAAAGGTAACGGGTTAACTCTGCTGGATGCAGATGGGCACACCCCTCCACTTGGCGCTATGGGAGTAAAAATAAAAGATAGTTATTTCTGGAATTTAGCAACCGGAGTCCATATCGAAAGTCGAGAAACAAGCCCACTATACACAGCATCAATATCGCTACATGGCGTAAAAACGAACCGAAATTTGAAGGGGCTTGTGGCGATAGGCGTAAACGATCTCCGGGTCGAAAACTGCATGTTCGATGGTGATTACGAGGGGAGCATACATATCGACAACTGCTGGCCAGTTGCTATAACAAACAACTGGATCGGTCCCGGCGGTAATTATACGCATGGGATAAATATGTCTACTCTGCGCGGGCAGGGTATCATATATATACTTACAATATCTGATAATACTTTTTTCGGGTATGCTGAAGAAGGATTACGGGGAGACGCCATTCACGCAAACATATCAGTATCGGGGGTTAGCAGATGGGATATATCCCACAATTTCATTGAATATTTTAACAATGGGATATATATATACCGTGACCAATCCTGGGGGGTACAGTTCATTCGCGTGGACTCGAACACCATTGTACTGTCAGTGAATGGAATCAACGCTACCCAGATAGTTACGGGACACGTGACAGATAACACCATCGAGGTAACTGGGACTGAGATATCCCTTGGAACAAACTATGATATCATAAGCCGAGACAATCTGTAAGTGATCGATACCGGCCGTGACCGGCCCCACAAAACCGAACGGGGCCGAGGACGACGACCGCCTCCTCCGGGGCGAGGCCCTCGATCCTGTCCCAGGGGATATCGGCCCCGCCCCCGGCGACGAGGAGGGCGGCCAAAAGGAGGAGGCGGATCATGTCTCCGCCCCCATCTCGGCCATCCATGCCGCGAAGACGAGCGGCGTCTCCTCGGCTATCTCTTCGAGAGACATATCAGCTCACCACCTCGCCCTCTACCAGTGATGACTCCATCTCCTCGTCGGCGATCTCTTCGGGCTCTTGCCAGCTCACGGGGGCGGAGTCGGTGTTTAGAAGTTGTTTCGCTGCCCTGGCCTTGGCTTTCGTCTCGCAGCTCCGGGGCGCGAATAGCCACCGGGCGGCGAGCTTCTGGGCGAGCCACAGGATGACCGGAACCTCCTCATAGAGCCTGGAACCATCCCGGCTCTTCGGGACTCGGATGGTCGCCCCTTCTCGGAAGACTGGCATCCCCGTCTCCGGGTCAACCGCCTCCACCGCCGACTGGCAGTTATTTTGCACCAACTCCCAGGCGTAGGGGGCAAGGTATTCGTCCTTGTACACGCTCACCACGGCGTCATTTCGTCGGCCATCTGGCGAGGATGCCCGGATGGAGACCTTCACGAAGTCCCGTCGGTGGACGTAGTCTATGACCTCGAAGCTCAGGCCCTCGGCGTTGGCCGCTCTGGAGATGAGGGCGGCGGTGGGGGCCTTCTTCCCTGATTTTCTATCAACGACGAAGGCGATGGCTTCCTCGTCCTGGATTTCTCGGAGGGATTGAGCGGCTTTGCTGGCGGGTCGGATCTGGCCGCCTCGCCCCGGAACGGCGGGGACGTTGCCCCCCAGAGC